GGTTTATTGTCTAGACGCAGGGGGAAATAGTGTCGCGTCACTGGCAAAACGACATGCGGGCGCGCTGGGTGTGTCGTTTTGGGCTTTGACACGTCGCAAATTGCAAATTGCGACAATGGGAAGGACTGCAACACATGGATGGTCTGCTGCGGTGATCAAGGCTTACGCCGAGAGCATCGGGGCAACTGTCCGCACGGCTCAGCGGCATGCGGCGCAAAACTCCGATGACTTCCAGCGGTTCACGCGTGGGGTAGTCGGGGATGCCATGGTTAAGGCACCCGTCGATGTCGCCCCTTTGCCGGTGGATGCGCCAATGTCCACTCTTGGGCCGCCGGCCGCGCCGCCGGAAGTCGGCATCGACGACGAAAACCTGTCCGAGACCGGCCGCATGCTCAAAGCCGCCTGGACGATGTGGCGCGAGCATTACCGGCAGTGGAACGCCTGCCGCGGTGGAGGCGTCGATCGCATGGGCAAACCAATCACGGCAGACCACCCGATGATGCTCATGCACGCCAAGATCCTCATCGATCTCCGCAAAGCCTACAACGACGCGCTCGCCAAGCACCAGGCGTGGCAAATCGACGCCCGCCGACTGATCCCGGTCAATGAATTCCACGCGTTCCGCTCCGAGTTCCTCCTGCCGGTCACCTCGCTGATGCGCAACGCCCCACCCGAGCTCGCGCCACTCGTCAATCCCGGCAATCAGCAGCAAGCCATCGCCGGTGCGCAGCAGTGGCTCACACAGCGATTCATGCCCGCCGTGGAACGCATGCTCGAAGGCCTCGCCGGTCTTGCCCCCTCGCTGAAATCCGCATGAGCCTGATCGCCGACATCGTCCGCGGGGATTTCCAATTCACCACCGATCCGCCCGTCGTGGACTGGGCCGAGTCGAATCTCGTCCTGCCCGCCGCGATGGCTCCCGCCTCGCCGGGACCATTCAGCACCGAGCGCCGCCCGTATATGCGCGAAATTTTGGCGTGTGGGCATCCTCAGAGCGGCGTCCGCTCCCTCACCGTCACCGGCGGCTCGCAGACCGGCAAAACGACCTGCTGCATCCTCATTCTGGCCTACCGCATTCCGCACGCCCCCGGCCCCACGCTGATCCTCGGCAACTCCGAAGACTGGCTCCGCGTCGAAATCAGCGACAAGCGACTTGCCGCGCTCATCGAGGCAAACCACTGCCTGCGCATCCACAAGCCCTTCGACGCGCACAACTTCCGCAAACTCGCCATGCAGATGAGCGGCGGATTCATCGTCTTCGAGGGCATCAATTCCGACACCTCCACCAGCGGCAGCACCCAGCGCATCGTTTACATCTGCGAAGCCGCCAAGATCGTCCACCACGAGCGCGACCAGGCACCCGAAGCGCACCCCATCAAGCTCGCCTTCGAGCGCACCAAGGAATTCCGCGGCCTCGAGCTGCAGATGATGGATTTCACGCCGAACACGCCCAATCACCTCGCGTGGCTCACCTACCTGCGCGGCACGCAGACCCACTTCCACGTCCCCTGCCCTCACTGCGGGCACTTCTTCCCGTTTGAGTTCGAGATCCGCAAAAACGGCGAAACCGTTCCCGAGGACGAGATGGAAACCACGCTCGAGGAAGAGCAGGAGCGCGCCGTTTCCGAGCACTACCGTTCCCTCGTCTGGAGCCCCGATGCCCGCCGCGCCGATGGCTCATGGGACATCCCACGCGTCCGCGAAACCATCCGCTACATCTGCCCAAAGAACGGGTGCGAGATCCACGACGACGACAAGCCCGGCATGCTCTCCAAACTGCAAGCCGTCCACCACAATCCGAACGCGCTCCTCAGCGACCGCAGCTTCCGCATCCCGTCCTTCTACGCGCCCAAAGTCAGCTTTGGCGACATGGCCAAGGAGTTCCTCGAAAAAGGCGACCTCCTCACCACCGGCCTGCAAAACTTCTACAACTCCTGGCTCGCCCTGCCCTGGTCCATCTACGCCTTCAAGATCGGCGACAAACACGTCAACGACTGCATCGCCGGAGCCGAAGGCAGCGGCACCGACAAATACGCCCGCGGCGTCATCCCCACGCGCCCCTTGCACCTCGGCCTCTACGCCGACCCCGGCGAACGCGCCACCGACTGGGCCGTGTGGGCACTCATGCCAAACGGCGATCTCATGGCCATCCAGTGGGGCCGCCTCGCCAGTGAAAAAGCCTTACTCGATCCCGACTTCCTCCGATCCCTCCGCTTCCCGCTCGCCGGCACCATGGACACCATGGTGCCCATCTCTGGCATCGTCGATTCCGGCTGGAACACCGAGGAGATCTACGACATTTGCCAAGCGTCGCGAGGTTTCCTCTGGCCATCCAAAGGCGACCCCACCGCGAAACGCGGCTGGAATGTCACCCGCGCCGCCTCGCGCAACCGCTCCGAGCTCGAGCTCTACACCTACTCCGACACCGAGCTCAAAGACGAAATGTATGGCCGCCGCATCCAGCGCCGGCGCGGACCGCGCATCATCTTCCCCACCGATGCCGATTCACATCTTTTGACCGGCTTCACCAATCAAACCAAAGACCGCCAAACCGGCCGATGGAAAGAAATCCTCAACGACCACCAAGGCGACTGCGGCAAACTCGCCCTCCTCCACTCACAAATCCTCCGCGCCGGCGGCATCGTAAAGTTTTGACGGCGAACGACCAAACGCAGCAACCCCATAGGGCATGACCACGATGGACTCACCACTACCAGCACCCGCCGCCGAAGCGGCAGACTCTCGACCTGCGACAGATGGCCCTATGGGGTTAGCTGCCGTGCCGTGTTCTCCTTCGAGGGCCGATAAAATGTCTGCGATGGTTTCATGGCTCATCGAATACCACGAAGGCTGGTATGGGCCGCGAGCACAGTGGAACCAAAAGCAGAGAGACGACTTCGACGCCAAGGCTGGTTTCCTCATGCTGTTCATCGATGGCTTCAAATTCACAAAGGGGAACGCATAGCTCATGGACGCCGACCCTAAATCTCCGCTTCAAGAAGGACGCTCCTCGGCGTTCCATGCAGCGCCTTGTTCGTCTTTGCCTCCGGTCTTGGATGCGTGCTGCTCTACTCGCATGTTCTGGTTCGATAAGCAGGACGCCCGCGCCCTCTATGTGGACAAGCGGGAGGGGACGCGAATCATAGACGTTGGAACTCCCGGCACAATCGGACGCACGCCGAAAACCGTTGCGCCTGACATGGTGGCGGATTTCCGAAACATGCCGTTCCCTGACGAGACGTTCTGGCATGTGGTATTCGATCCGCCGCACTTCCACAAAGGAGCGGGGGCAACGGGACGCATCGCCTTCGATTTCGGACTGCTGGATGCGACATGGCGCGACGACCTGCGGGCGGGATTCGCTGAATGCTTCCGTGTCCTGAAGGTGAATGGAACGATGATCTTCAAATGGTGCGAGGCGGAAATCCCGCTCCGCGAAGTGCTGGCGCTCACGCCAGAACGCCCTCTCTACGGCCACCGGAGCGGCAAGAAAGCGCAGACTCACTGGGTGGCATTTCATAAGACGAACACCCAGCTCGCCGACTGAGCCCTAGCTCAGTTCGGCGCAGCGCACGTTCGCCGCGTTTTTTGACATGACCGCGCCGTCATGCCCGCCGTCAATATCGCAGACCTGACATCCGACTACCGATTCCACGCGCGGATTCTGCACCCCGGCGATCAAAGTGAGCAGCTCAAATGGCTCACCGAGCAATACCTGCTCCTCGCCGAGGACCGCAGCGGCGCGGAGATCACCGCCACCTCCTTCGCTGGCTCCTCGCATTCCGCGCAGTTCCGGGACTCCTCGCCCGATCAGCGCCGCATGGCCCTGCAACGCGCCATCGAGGAAGTCGAAAGCGAAATCGCCGGCGATGTCGCCAAGTCCCTCTCCCGTCCCTTCGGCATCCGTTTCGGCTCCGGCTGCGCCCCCGCTGAAGTTCTCGACCGCATCTGATCATGAGTTCCCGTCGCAAAAAATCCCCCAGCGCCACCGCGCCCGCCGCACCGATCACCAACGCGGCGCTCCCAGCATCCTCCGGTGGATATCGCAGCATGCCCACCTGGCAGCCGTGGAGCAACAAATCGCTCGAGCGCATTCAGCGATCCAAGGACATCGTGCAAATCAGTCGCTTCCTGCAAAGCGAGAACGGCATCCCGCAGGTGCGCTACGCGTGCCGCCAGCTCCCGCGCGAGGCCGTCGGCAAAGGCATCGGAGCGAAAAGCATCAGCACGAATGCCGACTTCGCCCGCGATGCCACCGCGCTCTTCCTCAAATGGGCCGACTCGCCCGCCGTGGACATCCGCAAGCAGCAGACCTTCTTCCAGCTTCAGAGCACCTGGCTCTCCGGCATGCTCGGCGATGGCGAGGTGTTTGTGCTGCCCATCTTCGAGCCCATGGGCCTCGGCTGGAGCCTCAACGACAAATCCAAGCGCGCCTTCCAGCTGCAAAACATCACGCGCGACCAGCTCACCAATGGCGACGTTACCGATGCACGCACCGCGCGCTGCATCGACGGCCTTTTCTACAATGGCCTCGACCAGCTCATCAAGCTGCGCCTCAACATCGACGACGGCCTCACCGCACTCGGCACCGCCAGCAAATACCGCGACCTGCCCGCCATCGACGCCAAAGGCTACCCAGCCGTCTTCCACCTCAAAGACAGCGGCCGCATCAATCAATACCACGGCGACCCCGCCATCTTCGCCGCTGGCAAAGACCTGCTCGACGTGCTCGATCTGAAAGCCTTGCGCAAACACAGCGCCAAAGTCCGCGCCGCCCTCCTCGGAGCCACCGTCACCAAAGACGGTAAAGTGCTCAACGCCATGCAGCAGGTGCTCACCGCCGAGCAATCCGGCACCCCAGCCGCCGACACCGGCCGCCGTTTCGTCGAACTCGGCGAAGGAGCCGTTTTCATCCCCCTCTCCGACAGCGAGCAGTTCAATTTTTTCAACAACCCCAACGAAGGCGTGCCCTTCAAGCAGATACTCGAAGACCTGCTGCACCCCTTCATCTTCGAATTCGGCTACCCGCCAGAGTGGATCTTCATGCGCGGCAAAGTCGGCGGCACCGAATACCGCGGCCTGCTCGAGCAGGTGAAGCGAGCCCACGAAGGCCTCCGCCAGAAACTTTATCCGCTCATCCAATGGATCTGGGAAAAAGTCATCGCCACCGCCATGCTGCCCGGCGGCCCGTTGTTCCAATACGCAGCCGTCGAGGATTGGAACGTCATCGACTTCGTCACCGATCCCGATCCCTCCGCTGATGCCGGCCGCGATCACAAAGCGCAGATGGAGCGCATGGGTGAAAACCTCATCAGTCCCAACGACCTCGTCGAGCTCCTCACCGGCAACGACGGCCAGCGCACCCGCGAAGCCGCCATCGATCAAAAGCTCCACCTCATCAGCTACGCCATCGAGCGAGCCAAAGAGCGCGGCATACCCCCCAGTATCGCCACCGTCCTCGCCCTCGGCCAGCGCACCAGCAGCTCCAGCAGCCTCCTCACCACCCTCAGCCCCGAGACCCTCGCGCAAGACCTCGCCGCCATGGATGACAAATAAATGTATGCCTGAAAAAAAGTTCCAAGTGCCGGTGTTTATCGACCAATCATGGAAAGATGTGATTTTTCCATGGTCTCGCGAAAATCCCATTCCTTATGTGAGGGTTGAGTTTCTGAAAACTCGTCACATTGTTTCCATGCACATGGGAGAGTATTGGAAAAATGTTCAATATCCATCTCGATACAACATGCTGACGGAAAGCGGCATGCGTCAAGTAGTTGCAGCCGCCAGGGAATACAGCCGAACCCTTTCAGCCTGCCGCTTTGGGGCCACATTTTGCCACATTTTAAACGTGGCACCTTGCGTGTCAGGAACACTTGCAGAGCGAATCGCTCAAATCGCGGCAAATGAATGGGAGTCTGGCGATCTTCGAAAATTAAAAGAAAAACGGTTCCCCTTTTTAAATCACGATCGTGTGGCAGGTGCAGATAAAAAGAAAGAAAGCAAGTCTCGTTATCGTGATTCAATTTGGGACAATGAAGAAGCATCCCGGCGAGAAAAAGACGATCCTGCTAACTGGTGGAAAAAATAAGGCTATAACATGAAAAACATTCTTCCAACCTGTCACGACTGCAAATACATGGACGCCGGAGAATTTCCACGGGCTGAAAAGGGTGTGCCTTGGCATGGTCGTTGTCATCGCTATGCTCCTCGAAATGATGAGGGATGGCCGCGTGTTGTGGCTACGGACTGGTGTGGTGAATTTAACATAGGACCAGGCCGCGCCGCACTACCGTTGAAAAAGGCTAAAACTTAAGATAACCGCAGAGAAATTCTTCAAAGCCTCATCTCTGCGGTTATCCCCTCTCTGTGGTGCATCCTCCCCGTCCGTCTTTGACACCCCGCGGGCATCATGTCCCGCAAAACCTGGTTCACCATCACCAACGCCGCCGATGCACCCGCTGCCGAAATTTCCATCCACGATGAAATCGGAGCCTGGGGCATCAGCGCCAAAGATTTCCTCGGCCAGCTCAAAAACATCCCGGCAGGCCGTCCGCTCACTCTCTCACTGCACTCGCCCGGCGGTGAAGTTTTCGATGGTCTTGCCATCTATCATGCGCTGAAGGCCCGCGGCAACGTCAACGTCCGCATCGAAGGCCTCGCCGCCTCCATGGCCAGCGTGATCGCCATGGCTGGCACGCGCATCAGCATGCCGCGCAACGCCTACCTCATGATCCACAACCCCAGCGGCTTCGCCATGGGGGATGCGGCCGATATGCGCCAGCTCGCGGATCTGCTCGACAAGCTCAAAGGCTCGCTCATCGCCGCCTACCGCGACCGCACCAAAAAGAGCGACGAAGACCTCACCGCCATGATGGATGCCGAGACCTGGCTCACCGGCGAAGAAGCCGTCGCGCAAGGATTCGCCGATGAAGTCACCGATGCCGTCGCCCTCAGCGCCAGCGCCTTCAAAGGCAGCCGCATCACCGCGCAGCTCACGCACCGCCCCGCCGCCCTGTTTGACACCTCCGCGCCATCCACGGCCCATACCGATTCTGACACCCTCACCCCAGCACAAATGAAAGCACTCCTCGCTCTTGCCAAAAAGATCGGCATCGCCTTCGCCGACAACGCCACCGAAGACCAGATCCTCGCCGCCATCGACGGCTGGAAACCCGCCTTCGACATCAACATCGAAGATCCGCAGGTCACCGCATCCATCGACCAGCGCATCGCCAATGCTCTCGTTGTCACTGGTGCGGCCGACAAAGCTAAGATCACCGCGCTGGAAACCGAACTCGGCCTTATCAAAGCCCTTATCACCAACGGCCCCGCCGCTGCTGCTGGTGGTGGTGCGCCGATCCACAACAGCAAGCCGAAAGAACAGATGAGCATCGCCGAGCAATACGCCGCCATCACCGATGCCGCCGAGCGCACGCGCTTCTACAACAAGCACCGCGATGAGCTGCGCAAGCCCTCCAATCTCTTCCAGGCCGCCGCCTGATTTGACACTTCCCATCCACCTGTAACCCGCCACCCCACATCCACACGTCATCATGACCACGTTCAACGACACCCTCTTCGGCCAGACGGTCTTCCAGCAGCTGGTGGACATTCTGCTCCCGCTCAACATTTTCTCCACCGACCTCTCCTCCGAGGTCGTCGCCCCCGGCTCCGCCGTGGTGGTGCCGCTCTTCGGCAACGTGACCTCCACGTCCTTCGTGCAGGGCGCGTCCGCCTATGAAGGCACAGGCGGCACCATCAGCGCCATCACCGTCACGATGGACAAGCGCTACATCACGCCCGTCGATCTCACCCCGCAGCAGATCGCCGACAGCTCCAATGCCCGCCGCATCGACGCCTTCGGCATGCAGCTCGCGCAGGCCACGGCCAACAAGCTCCTGCAGGATGTCTTCAGCGTCCTCACCACCACGAACTTCGGCGCGGCCGTGCTCACCACTGCTTCCGCCAATTACAGCCGCACGCAGCTGATCGAAGCCCGCAAGCAGATGATCGCCGCCGGTGTGCGTGGCCAGAAAGCCTTCGTGGGTAATCTTGGCGTCGAAGCCGCTCTGCTCAGCGACACCAACATCACGCTGGCGCTCAATCGCGGCGACAGCAACGCCATCAAGGAAGGCACGCTGGGCAAGCTCTTCGGCATGGACATCTACGGCACCGACGTCCTGCCCACGAACAGCATCAGCCTCATCGGCTTCGTTGCCGGTCAGGAAGGTGTCGCGGTCGCCATGCGCAACCTCGGCAACTATCTGCCGCAGGAGGAATACTCCGCGTTCGAGCAGTATGTCGATGCCGACTCCGGCATCAGCATGCTCTACACCCGCCACTGGAATCGCTCCAGCGGCAAGTGGTTCATCAACACGCACGTCCTCTTCGGTTACAGCGCCGCCGTCACCGGAGCCGTTAAACTCTTCACCACGCCGACGACCTAATCGTCAGCAAATCTCCCGCCCGTCGCGATTGGTGCTCGCGCCGGGCGGTTCATCACTCTGGGAGCAATCCCGCCCGCGTTCGGAGCACCACCGGCGCGGGTTTTTTTTATGTCCATGAAAATCAGCCTCGCCATCATCGCCGGAAACGTGGAGCACTGGATGCCGCGCTTTCTCGACTCCTTCCAGCCGCTCTTCGATGAGATCATCGTCGTGCGCGCCATCGGCAACCAAACGCCCGATGCCACGCTCGACATCGCCGAGGCGCGTGGCTGCGTCTGCGCGTCCTACCGCAACAAACCGGAGCACGATTGGCCGCACGTCGATGACTTCGCCGCCGCGCGCAATCTCGCCTTCAAGCTCGCCACCGGCCACTACATTGCCTGGGCAGACACCGACGATGTCTATGGCGGCACGCTGGAGCAATGGCAGGCGCTGCGCAAACGCATAGCCGAGGAGCGCCCCGACGTCGTCACCCTGCCCTACGTCGTGCCGGAGGATCAGCTCCGCGTCCTGCGCGAGCGCATCCTGCGCCGCGATTCCGGCGCGTGGGTTTCGCCTATCCATGAGAGCTTCAAGGTGAACATGGAAAAGCCGCGCGTGATCGTCCAGGACGCTCCGGAGTGGCACCACGCCACGCACAAAGACCGCACGCCGAACAACGAACGCAACCTGCGCATCCTCGAAAGCATCCCGCCCGCCGAGCGCACGCTCTCGCACCTCTTCCACCTCTGGCAAAGCCTCCGTTTCGTCGGACGCATTGAAGAAGGCGTGCAGATCGCGCAGCAAGCCCTCAAGCATCCGGACATCGGCCCCGAGGAAGGCTACGAGCTCATGATCAACATCGCGCAAGTCGCCACGAATCCCAAAGCGCAGGAGCAATACCTCCTGCAAGCTCTCAACGCCGTCCCCTACCGCCGCGAGGCCTATGGCGAGATGGTCAACACCAAGCTCCGCCTCGCCGATCCGCGCGGAGCCCTCGCCTATGCCGAGGCCATGCACGGCCTCAGCGATCCGCCGGAATACATCTGGAATCGCCGCGGCAAATACTACGGCTGGCTCGGCATCCAGCTCCACGCCATGGCCCTCCGCGCCAATGGACGCTTCCCCGAGGCCGATGTGCGCGAGATCAATCATCTCAAAGCCCAGCCGCATCCCGTCATCAGCCTCCTGCATGCCACGCGCGGCCGTCCAAAGCTCGCCGCCGATGCCCGCCGCCAGTGGCTGAACCGCGCCGCGCATCCCGATCGCGTGGAGCACCTCTTCGCCATCGATTTCGACGATGGCGACAGTCTCCCGCTCTGCGTCTATCGCCACGTCATCCAAACCAACAAGGAAGGAGCCAGCGTCGGCGCGTGGAACCTCGCCGCCGCCGCCTCCTGCGGTGAGATCCTCGTCCAGATCAACGACGACTTCGAGCCGCCCATGCACTGGGATAAACTGATCGAGGAAGCCTTCACCTGCGCCGAGGAGCCTGGCAAACCCGCCGTCCTCCGCGTCTCCGATGGTCACCGCACCGATGACCTGCTCTGCATCGCCGTCATGAACCGCGCCCGCTACGCGCAGCAGGGATTCTTCCTCCATCCGCGTTTCAAGAGCGTCTTCAGTGACGACTACCACTCCTGGATCGCCTACCGCGACGGCATCGTCATCGACGCCTCCCACATCGTCATCGAGCACCATCATCCGTTCTTCAACGAAGGCAAAGGCTGGGACGAAGTGTATGCCGTCCACAACAGCACCGAGCGCTACCAACAAGGCGCAGCCATCTTCGAAGAACTCACCGGCATCTCACCCCGCAAACCTGCATGAAACCACCTCTCCTCTCCATCCTCACCCCGGCCTGCTGGGAACGCGTCAAGCAATGCCAAGACCTGGTGCAGCACATCGCCGCGCAGATCTCGCCGCCATGGGCCGTGGAGCACCTCGTGCTCTACGACAACCGCCACCGCAGCGTCGGCCTGAAACGTCAGGCGCTACTCGATGCCGCGCGCGGTCAATACATCGCCTTCGTCGATGACGATGATGCCGTGAGTGCCAACTACGTGCCCGCACTGCTCAAGGCCATCGAGAAGCACCCCGAGGCCCACGTCATCACCTTCGAGCAGCGCGCCACTTACAATGGCAAGCCCTTCAACGTCACCTTCCAGCACGGTGCCTCCGATCAGCACCTGCAGATCGACGGTCCCGATGATCAAGAGCTCATCCGCGGCCCATGGCACGTCTGCGCGTGGCGGCGTGATCGCATCGCGCACTGCCAATTCCTCGATACGAATTACGGCGAGGATGCGGTTTGGGTGAAGCAGGCGCGCATGCACGTCACGCAGGCGCATCACATCCCGCACGTTCTGCATTTTTATCATCACGACGCGCGCACCACGCTCGCGCCGGAATTGACATCTCCATCGTAGCGTCATCCCAGCGCTTCCTCGCTGTGGTTTGGTTGCTCACAGACCCGTCGCGCTCTTCATGGTTGGGAGGCGCGGCGGGTCTGTTTTTTTGACATCGCCACCCGCGCATGACTCAGACTGCCATCGCGGCGGCCGCGCGCCGCAGCCTGCAAACCACCGCCGCGCTGCATCCGGCCAGCATCACCCTCGCCGGAAAAACCATCACATGTGGTGGCGCGGTTGAAAGTCGCGGCCCCATGGAGGATGCGCGCGGCGGATTCATCCAGGGGCGCAAAGTGACCTGCATGCTGCCCTTTGGCTCGCTCACCGATGCGGATCTCATGGACAGCACCACCGGCAACGTGAAGCGCCAGCCCCTCACCGTCACCCGCGGCAGCTCATCGCGGGCCTACCGCGTGAAACGCGCCGAGGAAGACCCCACGCGGACGATGTGGACCATCGAGGCCGAGCAGGCCGTGGCGTGAGGATTTGACACCCGGCGGCGTGCATGGCTGCTACTCGCTTTCCTGATGACGTCGAAATCGCCGGTTCGCTCCGCGTGTCTGGTTCTCTTTTGCCCGCCCGTGCTCGGGGCGAGCTGGCGCAGGACAATGAAGTGCAGATCCCTATTCCGTTTTCGCAGCTCCGCGTGTGGGATGCCTTCGCCACGGCCATCGGCACCGCTGGCAGCGACGATCTCGGCATCAGCAGCGGCGGCACCTACGGCACCAATGCGCCCTACATCACCGCGGGCGATGTGAAAGCCGCAGGCGCGACCACGCGCCGCGCGCGCTTCCTCTACACACTCCCGCCGGAGTATGTCAGCGGCGAAACGGTGCGCATCGTCGCGCATGGCGGCATGATCACCACCGCGGCTGATACGAGCTGCACCGTGGACTTTGAGGCCTATGAGATCAACAAATCCGGCGGCGTCACCGGCAGCGATCTGGTCACCACCAGCGCCACCACGATCAACAGCACCACCTTCGCCGCCAAAACCTTCGAAGTAAACGCCGCCGGCCTCGCCGCGGGCGATGTGCTCGATGTCCGTATGACCATCGCCTGCACCGATGGCGCGACGGCCACCGCCGTCATCCCCGCCATCGCCCACCTGGTCATGGCGATCGACATCAAAGGCTGATCCGCCATGAAACCCCGCATCCGCATTGACGCTGGCAAGCTCAAAGCGGCGTTTCAGAGCTTTAGCGCCACGCAGAAGCAGGCCATCCTCGAAAAAACCGTGCGCACCGATGCCATGGGCTTCGTGCGCGACATCGTCGCCATCACGCCACCGGGCAGCCAGAAAGCGCTGCTCATGAGTGGCAGCAAAGGCGAGCGAGCCGTGCAGCAGGGCCTCGCCAAAATCCGCGCCGATGCGCACCGGCTCTTTGTGCCGATGCAGCCCTTTGTGATGCTCCGCGCGGCAAAGAATCCCGGCATCGGCGAATACGTGCGACTCTGGCGCGATGACGATGGCAGCATCGTCGGGTGCCCGCGCGTGTATTTCCAGCCAGGGGCCACGGTGGACCAGCTCCGCGCCCATCACCGCGCCGCCTTTGTGCGCGGCCGCATCCGCGCCCGGCCGATCAAGCTGCAAAAGGAAGGCAACTGGGCGCTCTTTCGCGCGCCCGTCATCCCGCGCCCCGCGTTTGAGGAATTCGTCACTTTCCAGCAGGCAAAGCTCGGCATCCTCGCCGGAGCCTGGGCCGAGGCCGCGGCGAAGCTGAAGGTGCGCCTGCCCGCCATCGCCAAACGCCACGCCAGCGGAGCCTGCCAGATCCTCATCGGAGCCGACAGCTACCGCGTGCGCATGACCAACACCGTCAGCTACGCCACCGACGCCGATCTCAAACGCCGCGCCGAATTCGTGCTCGACAGCAACAAGCGCCGCAAACGCCTCGCCGCCCGCATCAAAGCCGAGATCACCGCGGTGCTGAAGCGCAAACTGAAATGACACCGCGTGCTCCTTCGCCATGCCCGACACCGACCACACCCCGCTCAATCACAAGCTCGAGTCCGCCCTCGCCGCCTACCTCATCAGTGTGCGCAGCGATGCCGGGCTCGGCACCACGCAGATCGTGGCCAGCTTTGACGATGTCACGCTCCAGACGCCGCGCATCGTCGTGAGCTGCGATGCCATGAGCCCGCGCACCATCGATCTGCCTGGCGTGATGGATTGCGCCGTGGAAATCGTTTATCACAGCCAGCGCGACACCACCATCGCCGCGCACAAAACCGCCGCCGCGAAGCTCACCAGCTGGCTGCACGATCTCGCCGCCGTGCAGACCGCCCTCAGCGCCGCTGACGGCCTCCACTGCTACCACGTGCAGTTCACCGGCCTCCGCTTCGAGTCCGCCGCCGATGACGGCACCCACCAGACCCTCCACGGCCTGCAAATCACCGCGCAAGGGGCCAGCGTGTAGCTGGAATGACGAACAAAGAGCTCGCCAACTGAGCCTTGGCGAAGTTTGGCGCAGCGGACGTTCGCCATTCGTCATTCATCATTCGTCATTCCGCGCAGGGCGCGAGTGTTTGACACCCCGCGCCCATCACACCCTCCACCCTTACTACTCGCCATGGCCGCCACTTTTCTCGGAACCGCCTCCGTCCTCGGAGTCACAGCGCAAACCGGCATGATCCTGCAGTCGCAGGAGGAAGCCTTCACTTCGGAAAACAAGTGGGTCATCGATGAAGCCGGTGAAAAAGTCGGCATGGCCATGTGGGGCGATCAGCTCGCCGTGAGCCTCGAGGCGCTGGTGCCCTCCTCCAGTGCCTTCTCCAGCCGCATGGCCGCCAATCTGGTGCTGGCCAATGCGCCGTCCGATTTCTACCGCGGCGCACCCTCCACTGGCTTTGGCGACACCGTCGTCACCGGCGTCACCCGCCGCCGGCAGAGCGCGGACTTCCACACCTTCGCGGTGCAGCTGCTCGCCTCGCCCTTCATGAACGTCACCTAACCGTTCACCCGCCTTCCCCGAGATATGCCCCCATCTGAACGATTCATCCAAGCCGCGCGTCCGCCTCAAACATCGGACACGCGGCTTTTTGTCGCCCTCGTCACCCTCGGCATCGAGCCGCAGGAAATGCCCGCCATTTACAGCGGCGAAACGCCCGATGGCAAACCGCGCATGACCTGGACGCTCGCGCCCGTGAGCAAGTGCGGCCAATTCAAAACACGCGAGATGATGGAGGCCTGGCACAGCGCGAACTGGATGCTGAACAACCCCGAGCACCCGCTCGCCTACCTCAAAGCCTTCTGCGAGAACCTCAACATCGCCGTCGATCACGTCAAGGACCCGCAGCACCAGATGATGGTGGTGCGCGGCCGCGGCGGCAAAGTCGCCCTACTCTCCCCGAATGACCCGCGCGCCACGCGCGAGACGATGCTACGAATCCTCAAACGCTGAAGCCATGGCCGCACTCTCACAACTCATCGCCGATGAAAAACGCATGACCGATGCGGAGCACCGCGAACTCGTCAGTCGCGGCTACAAGCCCAGCGTGGTCGAATTCCTGCACGATCGCGGCTTCCGTGAAGCGGGCACCATCTGCCATGACGATCACAGCAAAACCGTCTCGTTTCTCCGTCAGACGCATTTCCCGCACATCCACATCCACGTGGAGCCCGGCGACGATCTCGATGACGTGATCACCGCCATCTACGATGCTGGGCACCTCGATGGAGGCGACCGCATCGCCATGCGCTGGCAATCCTTCGAGTCCGCCGTCAAACGCCCCCGCCGCCCCTCTGAAACCGATCGCAGCCTCGAGCAGCGCCTCAAAGCACTCGAAGACAAACTGATCACCAAATGCTGAGCCAATCTCCATTTTCGATTTTTCAATTTTTCAATTTCCGCCCGCATGCCCCCTCTCCGCCCCCTCTCCGCCGCCAGCTACGCGCTGCTGAACAAACTGGAGTGCCCCATGATCGTCACCGAGGCGCAGGGATTCAGCGCCATGCAGCAGGCCGCGGTGATGTGGCACTTTGTCCACACGCAGCCCATTGAGCAGATCGAGGCCTTGGAGGCCGATCTGGACGCGCTGCGCGCCGCCATCCGCCGGCATGGGCATGAATTGGCCATGGACGCGCTGCCGCCGCTGTGGAAGCGTATGGCAGCGGAGCTCGGTCGCATGCGCGCCGCGTTTGTGGAGGTCGAAAGCGAGGGTGGCAGCCCTTTGGACTAGACGACTCCGACGAGCCAGACCCCGGAGTCGCCTTGATCTGGCATGGCGTGCGCCACGGGCACAGCCCGCGCGCCGTCGGATGGGAATGGCCGATCTGGCAAACGCTCGGCTTTGTCCACGCCGAAATGCGCCGCAACGGCCTGCACACCTACAAAGTCCACGGCCGCCCCCGCATCGACCTCGATGCCCCGCCGCCGCTTTTGGATCTCGATCTGGAGTGGCCGCCGCCGGAGGCGGAATGAGGAATGAGGAACACCCAGCTCGCCGACTGAGCCTAGGCTCAGTTCGGCGCAGCGTCCCGGTTCGGCGCATTCCTCATTCCTCATTCTGGTTTCGCCATTCCGCCGGAGGCAGGTGTTTGACTCCGCCGCTGGGTGAATGTCACAAGTCACCGTCGAAATCGGCGCGGATGCCGCCGCCTTCCAAAAAACCGTCAATGGGCTGCCTCAGAGCGTCAATCGCGTCGCGGGGCAGATGCAGGCGGCGTTTGCGGGCATCGGCTTTGCGGTGCTGGCAAAGCAGGCGCTGGATACGGTATCCAGCATGGACCGACTCCGCCGCGGCATGACCACGCTGGAGGGCAGCGCGCAGGGCGCGGAGGCCCGCCTGCGAGAGCTCCAGGAGGCCGCACAGCTACCCGGCGTGGACTTTGAGCAGGCCGTAAAGGCTGACATCAAACTGCGCAGCGTCGGCATGAGCGCGGCGATGAGCAAGGCCAGCATCATCGAGATGGGCAATGCGCTCTCCCTCGCTGGCGGCACAAGCGCGGATCTCGAGGGCGTGGTGCTCGCCCTCACGCAGATCATTTCCAAGGGTAAAGTCAGCGCCGAGGAGATCAATCAAATCGCCGAGCGCGTGCCGCAGGTGCGCGCCGTGATGAAGGATGTCTTTGGCACCGCAGATACCGAGACGCTGCAAAAGATGAAGATCGACGCGGAGGATTTCGTCAGCGCGCTGATCGGCGGATTTAGCAACCTGGACCGCGCCACGGCGGGGCTGGATGAAAAGATGAGCGACTTCCGCACGGCGATCATGCTGGCGACGGATGCGTTTTTGAGCGGGCTGGTGAATCAAGGCGTGGATGGCGCATCCTCGCTCTCCGGTGCGATCAATGACAACATCGCCACGATCCGCGAAATGGGCGCGACGCTGCGCGATGTGGGCGCTGGAGCGATGAGCACCTTCCGCGACATCAAAGACGTGGTGCAAAGTCTCAGCGAAGAGATCAGCGGCGCGATGCTGGCCTTTGATCTGTGGTCCGAGGGCATGAGCCTCGCAGAAGCCAAAGGCGCGGCGTTTGAGGCGATGCAATCGGCCCGCAATGAAAAAGCCCGCGGAGGTGGGGCGCGTTTTGCCAATGGCGGCCTCATCAATCGATTCCGCGCGCCGCCTGATCCGTTTGCGCGCTTCCTCGGCAACATGCCGAGCGGCCGTTTGCCCGATGGCTCGCCTGATCCGTTCTATGTCGCGCCGCCGCAGGGAAAGCCCGCATTCACAAAACCTCCAGGCGAGCGCACCGGCAGCGGTTTCTTTGGCCAGTTCAGCGGCATCATGACCGAGCTCGCCCGCCTCATGGAGCCCGCAGCGAAAGCGATGGCGAATGTGCTCATGGAGCAGAGCAAAGGCCTGCAAAGCCGCGCCAGCGCGCTCGGGGAGGCTGCCTTCTCGCCGCTGCGTGGGGATGTGGACACGTCCTTTGGTCGCGGGCGCAGCGTGAATCCGCTCACGAATGGCGCGAGCCGCCAGATCTCCGAGATGATGCGCCAAAGCGCCATCCTTGAGAAGCAGGCCGCGAAGCTCGACACCTCCAACGCCACCCTCAAAAGCATCGAAGCCGCGCTGAAAGCGCAGCGCTTCGCCTACAACTGAGTTTCCTCATGGCAGCCACCCATCACGGCACGATCACCACCACAAATCCGGGCGCGCAGACGCAAGTCAGCGGCACGGATGGCGTCACGCACAGCATCATCAAAACGATGACGCATGAGGAGGCACGCGCGCAGACCACTCACCCACTGATCGGCAGCAGCATCAACGTGCAGGGCAGCGTGGTGACGCTGCTGAATTTTCAAATCAGTTACAACGAGGGCAATCTGGCCACCGTCGTTTACAATTACGGCCAGGCGGTGGCCTCCGACAGCCCGGAGGTGCAAAATGGCAACCTCGCCTATCCTGGCCGCCTGCCGAGCGCGGTGACGGAGTTCTTTGAGCTCGATGCCAGCCTGGAGGCGGTGAGCATCCTGCGCGTCAGCCGCTATTCAGGTCTGAGCACCAGTGACCGGCAAATCCTCGCCATGATGATCCAGTCAGGTGTGCTCGATGGCGAGGGCACCGCGCGGCGCGATTCGCTGAGCAGTAGTGCCCGTGCGCAAGAGTGCGCGGACAAGATCGAATCCGGCACCGTGAGCGTGCTGAAGCCGAAATGGGTGTGGCGCTACCGCAAGCTGAACACAAATTGGACCGTCACCGGGAATCTCGGCAAGATCGCGCAACCCTACGGACCCGCACCAAACATTGATGGCAACTGGCTCTTCATGGGTGTCACCGGCAATGGCTGGGACGGCGGCGCGCTCGAGCTGACCGCCACATGGGAAAGCAGCCCTGAGGGCGATGAATGGGATGAGGATCTTTACGCGCCATGATTGAAACCCTGCCCATGCCGATGCCGGGTGATCCGGTGAAAGCGGACCACATCCGCACGCTCAGCCTCGCGCTGAAAAAGCGCACGCCGCAGCCCTCGCCGAGTCTGCGGCTGAAAAGCACCGCGAACGGCTTCACGTATGAGGCTGTGATGACTGGCGGAGGCGCGGGCGGCAGCGTCGGCGAATGGCACAACTTCCAGCCCTCGCGCGTGAATGCGGAGCTCATCACGCTCAGCCCCGGCACCATCAATGGGAACTACCCAACGATCGGCGGCACCAGCATCAACACCGATCCGCGCCCGCAGCTCACCATCGTCAGCACCACCGGCACCACAAACATCGTCTATGCCGTCGTCACCTTCACGCTGACGACGGATAACGGCTTCGTCACCGGCTTCACCGGCAGCAGCTACACGATCGAATCCTACACCTCCGCGCAGAGCAACACCGCCACCAAGCGCTACATCGAGCTCTTCCGCTGGCGGAATGGCGCGCTGCTTTCCACCACGCAGTATTGGAACATCGGCCTCCGCGCCGAGGACAGCGGCAGCGCCTCATCCAACGCCGTGTGGGTGCAGTGGAATTCGTGATCTGCCGCCGCCATGCTCCCCGTCCGTTATCCCACCAGCAGCAACAACCGCACGCCTCCGCAGCGGCAGGCGCTGGTCTATTCGGAGTTCACCTACACCGACGCCTTTGGCACCTTCAATGCCAAGCGCAAAAACGTCGTGCGTGGCAAAGCGCTCACCACCGCCGGCACCACGATCTCGAATGCCTACAATCAAGAAAGCGCCGTGGACATCGAGGTGCAGGGCTACCTGATGCCCGTGAAGATCAAATGGACCAAGGACACTTACACCTTCGTCGCAGGCTTCGGCACCGTCACCGCCACCGCCGAGGAGGAGCAGAATCTCACGAGCAGCAATTCCTTCACGCTGAACGTCCCGTGGGCCGGAGCACAGCCCGCGAACGGCCTCTGGTATCTGAAACGGAACTTTCGCATCAGCCGCCTTTTTTGACATCCACGCGCACGCGTGACGATCACGGCCTATCTCAATCTCCGCACCGGTGCCATCCTCAACAGCCAGGGCGGCCATGCGCCGCTCGGTGGCCGTGAAATCTGCGCTGGCATGCCCCCAGAAAGCGCGCTGCAGCTCCAGCTCGGCGACACGCCCACCCTGCGACTCCGCGTTTTCGATCCCTGGGAGGACGACAGCGTCACGCTCCTCGCCACCAACACCGTGATCACCGCCACCCTCAAAGCGTGGAACGATCACAATGGCGACGCTCTTGCCCGCATCGCCGATGACGATTGGGACAAACCGGCCACCGCCAGCGACAACGCGCAGACCGATCTCACCGACGCCCCCGGCGGCTTCTACGTCGGCACACTCGATCTCAGCGGCGACGACCTCGCCGCCCTCATGCCCGCCGGCACCGATCGCTTTTACTGCCACCTCCAGGTGGAAACCGTCACCTCCGCCGGAGTGCGCCAAAGCAGCCCGTGGATCCCCGTGCTGATTCTGAGCGACATCTGCCGCGACACCGACACCGCGCCCGTCAGCAGCACGCAACCCGTGCCTAGCGCGCCGCTTTACTACAAAGCCATCACCGCCCTCACTGGCGGCGGCACCACGGCCCTCGACGGCATCCCCACCGTCGGCAAAACCAGCCTCCTCGTCCTCCTCTACGTCTCCGACGAGCTGCAAAGCTGGCGTCTCTTCTCCGGCACCACCGCCGAAGACGCCGCCAACGGCATCGTCCGCCCCGATGACTACAACGCCAGCACCAACGCACAGATCTGGAAACGCATCGCTTAAAGCCCGGCCGCAATTTCCAATCTCCAATTTCCAATTTTCAATTTTCAATCGCATGAAGCTCCTCGCACTCCTCACCGCCGCCGCGCTCCTCATCGCCTCGCACGCCCCCGCGCAGGTCAAAAACGTCACCAAAACCATCAGCACCAACGGACTGGTGGAAAACCTCGTCGTCCCAAGCGGTAAAACCCTCACCATCAACGCTGGCGGCAGCATCGTGAACAACGGCACCGCCACCGGATTCACCGCTGCCGCCGCATGGGGTAGCATCACCGGCACCCTGAGCTCGCAGACCGATCTGCAAACCGCCCTCGATGCCAAGCTGGCCACCAGCACCGCCGCCAGCACCTACCAGCCCCTCGACAGCGGACTGACCGCCCTCGCAGGCCTCGCCGATGCCTCCGGCGTCCTCACCAACAACGGCAGCGGCAGCCTCAGCTACACCGCGACAAGCACCGGCGGGAACACCTTCGGCACCGATGCCGGCAAGATCGCTGTGTATAGCGATAGCGGTGAATTCACCGCCGCCTCCGCCATCCGTCTCACCTCCGGCCCTACCGTCATGGGCATCTGGTTTGGTTCCCATCGCCTCGCCAGCAGCGCCAGTGGCCTCACCAAAACGTGGACGCTTCCCAACACCACCGGCACACTCATCACCACTGGCGACACGATTGCGCTCTCCCAGCTCGCTCAAACCAGTGCCACCAGCGGCCAAGCCATCGCGTGGAATGGCAGCGCCTGGGCACCCACCACCATCACCAGCGGCGCAACGCTCGCGGGCAACACCTTCACCGGCATCCAGCAATTCAGCGGCACCGATCACGCTGGCCTGCGCCTGAACAACCTCACCACGACGCAACGTGATGCCATCGCAGCGCCCGCCGCAGGCATGGTCATCTGGAACACCACCGCCGCGCGAATCCAGGCCTACAACGGCAGCGGCTGGACCGCCGGCATGGTCCGACTCGATGGCGACACGATGACCGGAGCCCTCAACATCACCGCAGGCACCGCCACCAGCTCCACGCCTCCGCTCAACATCACGCAAGCATGGAACAACGCCGCCGTCACCTTCCGTGGCCTTGAGTTTGCCGCCACCAACACATCCAGCAACGCCTCCTCCACACTCATCCGCCTACTCGGTGGAGCCAGCGGCACCACCCAAGCCTTTGCCGTCACCGCCTCCACTGGAAGCGCCACCTTCGGGGCATCAAGCAATTCAGCCACCATCACACTCCAAGGCAGCGACCGCAGCGCTGTCGCGTCTTTGGGAGCGTTTGGGAACGAATTTCGACTGACGAATCTCCAGCTTGGCACCACCAATCCCAGCCTTCGGTTCACAGATGCCAATGCCGTGATTCGTTACGGCACCATCTACGGTGAGACCACCGACGTGCTCGCCCTGCGCAATGGCAGCGGCGGCACCACTGGCGCGGCATGGGAGCTGCTCGAAATGACCGCACCAGGCACACCATCGGCAGACCGGTTCCGCGTTTACGCCGAAGACAACGGCTCCGGAAAAACCCGTCTTGTCGTCAAGTGGGCCGATGGCACCACCACCGTCTTGGCTACCCAGCCTTAATACTTTACAGCATTTGACTTAACCCATGCCATATGGGCCATGACGCCGAAGAACACGAAACCCGCATCGCTCGCCTTGAGCGCACCGTCTATGGCGGTGACGACAGTCGCGATGGACTCTCCGCACGCATGCACCTGACCGAAACCACGCTCGAAAAAATCGACGCCACGCTCAGCAAGCTCAACTGGCTCATCATCGCCGGAGTCGTCGTCGGCATCCTCAATCTCATCCTCAGCAAACCCGGATCCGGCCCCGCGCCCACACAAAGCGCCAGCGTCATCACCGGCGACGCCGCCGCCGATCCCGCCAAAGCCGCCCTCATCGGCACCCATCGCGAGTATTTGACCACCTCCGACGTCGCCCGCATCGAGCCGCAAACTGCCGCAGACTGCGGCGAACAGCCGCAGTGATCAAAGCACGTTGTTCACGCTTCAGCGTGTGCTGATTTTTGACACTGCGCACGCTCCATGCGCACCCTCGTCCTCTTCATCAATGGCATCCACGCCGATCCCGGCGACGCCGATGGCTGGACCGATCGCGCCGTGACCTGGACGCACACTCGCACGCCCGATGGCATCTATGGCGAGAAGTTCGAATATCACACGAACTTCGCCACGCGGTTCATCCGCCAGCGCGCCCGCACTGAGGCCGTTGCCAACATGATCGGCTTCTATCGCCGCGCCGGATTCACGCGCATCATCGGTGTCGGCCACAGCAACGGATGCGCCATCCTCGCTGGACTGCTCACCAGGCTCAACGTGTCGCTCGAAAGCGTCCACCTTTTCGCCCCCGCTGCCGAGCCCGCCGACTTTGCCACCGCGCTCCGCCAAGGCAGCGTCGGCCGCATCTACCTCTACGGCAGCACCAAAGACGCGCCCCTGCGACTCCTCGCGCCCGTCTCAAAGCTGCTCTTTGGCTGGGCAGGACTCGGCTACGGCAACCTCGGAGCCAAGGCGGAGCAATTCACCGCCGCGCATCCTGGCGACGTCGTCAACGCCTCCAACAACACCTACGGCCACAGCGACTGGTTCGCCCGCGGCGATCAATTTGAAGACACCATGCGCCAGATCTTTGAGCACGAGCAGATCCCGGTCTTCACCCCGCGCATCCACGCCCCCACCGCATGATCGCCATGCTCGCCGCCGCCACCAATCTCCCGGAGCTCCTCGGCCTCATTTTCACCGCGCTCGCCCTGATCGTTTGGGGTCTGTGCTCGATTTTCCGCTCATGAACATCACCGAAATCATCGCCCTTCAAAAACGCCTCAAAGTCGAGCCCGATGGTTTTTGGGGACCCAAAAGCATCGCCGCCGCGCAAGCTCACCTGCGATCCCTGATGCCCAAAAAGAATCCATGGCCGAAAAGCTCGCAGGCTGATCTGCAAGCTTTCTACGGTTCCCCCGGCGATGAATCCAAGCTCGTCAATCTCGACGTCAGCGGCCTCGGCATTTGCTACGACAACCGCCCCGTCAAAACCATCCGCTGCCACCGCCGCGTATCCGAAAGCCTCGAGCGCATCCTGATCGCCCTCAACGCGAGCCCGCACAAAGCCATCCTGCGCCGCTTTGACGGATGCTACGCGAACCGCCCCATGCGAAACGGTCGCCTGCCCAGCCTCCACGCCCGCGGAGCCGCCATCGACTTCGACGCCGAGTCCAACGGTCTCAACACCCCCTGGCCCGTCCGCGCCACCATGCCCTTCGAGGTGATGGAAATCTTCGCCTCCGAAGGCTGGATCCCCGCCGGCGCATTCTGGCACCGCGACGCCATGCACTTTCAGAGTTCACAATAGCGCATCGTTTCACGCGCGGCTGAGTGTGTAAAACGCGTGTAATCGCCCGAGCCACCTCCGTCCACGTAGGCAATCGAGAACGCTTCAACTCCCCTCGCCTCCACCCTTTTTTGAGGGGGTGGAATGGGGTGTTTTAGGAGGGGAATTCGCGTTTTGGCGGGGGATGTGGGGAAAATGACGTTTGGGGCCTTTTTGGGCTTTTTTTGGCTTTTTCGCGTGTGTAATGGTGGGTAATGAATGCGGGCGAAATTGTTTCCTATGGCGGGGCCTCGGTGCGGATCAAACCGCGCTCAAATGGGTTTTTTGCGATTACTTGGCGGGAGGCTAAGAAGGGGAGATCAACGACGGCGGTGTCGCTGGAACGGGCGCGGCGGTTTGCTCGGGCGAAGGTGCGGGAGCTGGCGGGGGCTTCGGGTTCGCGGGTGGTGACGGTTTTGGAGGCGCAGGCGGTGGAGGGACTGAAGGAGATCGTGGGGGCGCGGTCGCTGCCGGCGGTGGTTGAGCAACTGCGGGATGTGGTGGCGCGTGTGGGCGGCTTTTCGCATGTGGTGCGGGCGTGCGAGGCTTACCTGCGCGCAGGGCATGGGCAGCTCATCCAGGCGACGATGGAGGAGGCGGTGGAGTCGTTTTTGCAAGGCTTCAAGGTGGGGCTCTACAAGCGGGGGATGCAGAAGGATCTGCGGGCGTTTGTGGATGCGGGTGGCCGTGGGGATGTGCTGATCACGGATGTGGATGAGGGGATGCTGCGGGCGTGGATTGCTCGGGCAAATGAGGATGGCGGGGAGCCTGGCTGGCGGTATTTCAACAATCGGCTGGCGACTTGGAAGACGTTCATGAATTGGGCGCGGAAGCAGCGAATGCTGGTGCGTGAGGAGGGGCATGCGGCGGAGCTCATCAAGCCGGCGCGATGGGTGGATAAGGTGCCGGAGATCTGGAGCGTGGATCTGGCGCGGCGTGTTTTGTCGGTGGTGCGTGAGGAGCTGAATGAGTCACTGACTTACCTCGTGGTCGGCTGCTGGATGGGCCTGCGGCCGTTTGAGATGGGGCGGGTGGTGCCGGGGAAGTTTGATTGGGAGCGGGGTTACTTGTGCGTGGACGCGGATGTGGCGCAGAAGGTGATGCAACAGCGGTTTGTGCCGATCCCGGCGAATGTGCGGGGGCTGCTTTATGAGCGGCTGACGGCGTCGGAGTTGTTTTGGGGGGCGCGGCAGGGTCGGCGGAAGGCGCGGCACATCGTGCGGAGTGATGACCAAGTGTTTGTGTCGCGGCTGCTGCGGAAGCGCGGGCTGATTGATTCGTGGCCGCAGGATGTGATGCGGCATTCGTATATCTCGTATCGATTGGCGCAGGGGCATGGTCGCGGGCAGGTGGCGGAGTGGTGCGGGAATAGCGAGAGTGAGATCCGCAGGAGTTATCGGAGGCCGTTGAGAAAGGAGGATGGGGAGGGGTGGTTTGGGGTGGGTTTGTGATCTGACTCCGACTCCTGCTCCTACTCCGACTCGATCTGAGGGAGATGGAGTAGGAGGCGGAGTCGGAGGAGGATTGGATGGGTATGAAAAAGGCCGCTCGAATTGAGCGGCCTTTTTCGTGGACAGGATTGACGGGGTTGACCGGATTGACGGTGCTAGGGCATGTAGGCGGCGGGGCGGAAGATGTAGAAGAAAATGAACGCGGCGATGGCGGTGAGGGCGAGGGTGACCCAGACCCAGTCGATGCGTTTGGGTGGGGTGTGGAGATGGGAGTGGCAGTAGGGGCAGAGGGTGGTGAGCGGGGAGACATCTGTGCCGCAGTGGCCGCAGTAGGGGACGGGGCGCTTTTTGATGTCGCAGGCGTAGCTGAGGACGGCGAAGAGGGGGCACAAGAGGAGGCCGATGAGCAGGGGGACGAAGAGGAGCGAAAGGAGGGCGAGCACGGCAAAGCCAAAGCCAACGAGGCGGCTGCCGCTGGTTTCGTGGCGGGTCATGCGCCAGGCTTGGATGGGTTCGGAGGTTTGCATGAGGTGACGGGGTGGACGGTGTTGACCGGATTGACGGGTTACCAGCGGCGATTGCTTTGGCTGGCGGCGGCGGCGATGAAGAGGCCGATGATGACGAGGATGCCGATGCCGAGGATCTGGGCGACGGTTTGAAGGGATTCCCACATGATCAAGCGCCGTGTTTGCGGCGGGGTTTAGGTGTTAGGCCGAGTTTTTCGGCGCGTTCGGGGGTGGGGGCTGCGCTGGAGGTTTCGTTTGGGCTGACCACGTGCTGCGTGGGGAGCGGGACAATGTTGGCAGTCGCCGTCGGCGATGCGGACGTGTGGAAAGGCGTGATGGAATCGGCAGTTTGCGCACAAGGGTTTTTCGGGTGCCATGAGCGCGGTTTTATTAACTCAAAATCATTTTGTGAAGCGATTTTGTTCATGCCTGCTGTTTTTTTTTCGAGCCACAAACGCAAGGCCTCGGCGATGATTTGATCGGCGGGGATGCCGGTGTTTTGCGCTTCGGTTAAAAGCAGTTGGAGCTCGTCAAGCGGCAGGGTGACGGGGATGGCGCGCATCATTTTTTCCTCCACCCATGCGGGGATGGTGCGCTCGCCACGCTCCCATTTGACGATGGCCTGCGCGGTGCAGCCGCCGAGTTCGCGCGCGAGCTGATCGCGGGTGAGGCCGCGAGATTGGCGCAAGGAGAGAAGAAGTTCTGGTTTCATGGGTAACTAAAGTTACCCGTTTTAATACAATGGGCAACTTTTCTTTTGACATAGACAATGGGTCTGTTTAAATCCGCTTAGTTACCCATTGCACATGAAAGCAACCCTAACTCTTGATTTTAGCGACCGACTCAACCCTGACGAGCAGCGTGAGCTGCTGGCGGAGACTCTGGAACGGCAGGTGCCGATCGAATCGATCCTGGTGGAGGCGCTGCGACTGCGCCGCCAGCACCGGCAGGCTCCGCAGGTGAGCGGCGAATCGCCCGCGATGGCGGCGTGACCCCTTTTCCGGCCCGCTGCCGCCACTCTGGGGAGAGTGAGAGCCCGATGGGCTCGGCGGTGGCGGGCGGGAGACCAAACCCAAACCCAAACAATAAACATCGGAGGAAGACGATGAAAACAAACCAAGCAAAGAGCAGAGAGCAGAGAGCAGAGAGTCAGAATAACCTGAGCAAAGGGCCGGGGCCGCTGTGGCAGCAGGCTTGGTTTCAGGTGCCTCACCAGGCGTTGGTGGATTTTGGGATTGCGCGTGAGCGTGCTCTTGATGCTCGCCGCACTGCGCGGGAGTCGAAGCTGCCTTCTGTCATCGAGACGGCGCGCTGGCATGCGAAGGAGGCTCGGCGTTGCTGGGGGCTGGCGATGGTGGGATTCTCCCCGTCTCATAGTCTCCCGGTCTCCCACTCTGGAGAGGGGGTGGCGGCGTGAAGGATCTCACTGACCAGATTGACGGTGTTGACGTGGGATCGGTGACGCGGTGCTCGAGCGCGGGGTGTCTGCCGTGGCAGATGACGTGGAATGGGCGGACGTGGAAGGATATGCCAGGGGCATCCGTGGAGGATCAGCGGCTGAATTTTGCGCTGTTCCGGCGCGGTCTGCTGGAGGTGGTGGAGGATGCGGAGACAGGGGAGCTGGTGAGCGCGGCTTCCTGGGCGAATACGAAACGCGTTTCGGGTCTGCCGATCGATGCGGCGGCGCGGGCGGATCGCCAGGCGCGGCATTTGGAGATGGTGGCGGAGGTGCGGGAGCACGGAGCGGCGGCGGTGATGGCGCGGCGTCGGCCGCGGGTGTGGGAGAAGCGCCGGGCGGATGCGGCGCAGCGGATGGCGGCGAAGGAGGCGGCGCGCTCGGTGATCGCGGCGGAGGTGGGGGTGCTGCGCATCCGTCTGCAAAAGGCGGTGGCGGAGGGACTGGTGCTGAATCGGCTGCGCGAGCAACTGGGCACGGTGGGACTGAATACGGTGCATGGCATCCTGAGAGGCCGGCGGACGGTTTGCACGCCGCAGGTGCGGGAACGGCTGACGTCCGTGATGGAGGCTTTTGCGACGGATGAGACGGCGCGGGCGAGGCTGTGCGCGGTGAAAACGCTGGAACGGATCAAGGCGGGCGTGGTGCCGCCGGATCACGTGCCGATGAAGGAATGGCTGGCGCGCGAGGCGCAGCGGATGGGGACGACGCCGCATGCGCTCTATTGCCTCATGAACCGCGGGAAGATCCCGAAGCCGAGGATCTTCCAGGTGAACCGGCGCTGTTTTTTTGTGCCGGCATCGGAGCGGGTGGCGGCGTGACGCCGCGAGGGATGACCTGACTGACCGGAATGACCTGACTGACTGATTACTGACTACTTAACACTGACGACTATGACGAACGGACTACATTTTGGAATTGAATACGCGGGGGCGTCGCGGCGCGTTTTGCGGGCGCGGAGAACGCTTTGGAAGGCGCTGCGGCTGCTGGGGCTTTCGGCGCTTTGTGGGGCGGCGTGGAGCGCGGGGAAGGCGGCGGAGGCGGTGCCGTATGCGGAGCCGATGGTGGCTCCGTGGCGCGCGACGGATGTGGCGCTGTGCTACCTGATCGGGTCGCTGTGCGTGATCATTGTCATCATGCTGGTGGCCAATGCGGCGCGGGAACGCAAGCTGCGCCGGTGGGCCGAGAACGCGGAGGCGCTGGAGCTGGGGGAGGCGTATGCGGACGACGAATGGAATCCGTATGCGGGCACAAATGCGGCGTGGAATGGCCGCGGGGAGAAAGGAGGCTCGCTGTGAGCTCGGATTACACGATGACGATCACGGGGCCGGATGGAATGCCGGTGATGGTGCTGCAGATGGATGCGGCGCTGCGGACGGTGCGGAGTGCGTCGGTGGACGATGCGCAGATGCAGACGCTGCTGGTGGTGACGAGCGTGGCGGCGGGGACGGTGGAGGGTGAGTGTATCCGCCAGCGGGCTGAGATGGTGGAACTGAAAACTGAAAAGGGAGGAACTGAACCATGAGCGCAGGGCTTTACACGATCGCGGACATCGCGCGGTATTTTAACTGCCGCGCACGGGAGGTGTCACGGATGATGGATGAGGAGGCGCTGCCGTATGTGAAGCTGCCAGGGGCGGCGGAGACGGTGCGGAAGATCACGCTGCATGGGCTGCATAAGTGGCTGAAAAAGAAGCACACGGGCGATGGGGCGTTCATGACGGTGGAGGAGCTGCAGGCGGAGATCGCGGCGGCGAATGCGGGGGCGGTGACGCGGAGTGATCCGGGTCTGACGCACCTGCGCGCGTGCGTGGAGATGGTGTTTGAGGCGGTGAAGACGGAGATGGGAAGGAGGGCGGCGTGATGAGCTTTGTGATCGACCAGACGAAAGCGCCGGCGACGGTGGCGGTGCGCGATCATCCAATGCGGGAGCTGATGGAGGCTCGCGCGAAGATGGAGGAGTGGGGTGAGCAGGTGCGGCTGATCAAGGAGCTGCTGGAACTGCCGGAGGTGAGCGCGGCGGATAAGATGACGCTGAGCCTGGAGCTGATGACGGCGAAGAGCTGCCTGCTGGCCTGCGCGAACATCATCACGGCGTGTGAGGAGCGCATGCGCCAGCAGGCGCGAAGGCTGGAGCAGCGATGGGGGTGGCTGCTTTGAGGGGACCTTAATGACCGGAATGACCTTAATGACGAGCAACTGAGAACCGAGAATGAACGCATTTACGAACGAGTTTCACGACATCGCGCAGGAGGAGGCTTTTAGCATGGGCTTTGATGCGCTGCATGTGCGTGCGCCGGATGAGGTGGTGATGGAGATGGAGGAGTATGTGGGGGATGATGATGCGGATGATCGCGTTCGATGTGTGCTGACGATCCTGCGGGTGCTGACTTACAATGTGCAATCGCTGGATGATATTGTGCGTCGGGTGGCAAAGTTGTGTGCGGAGATGCTGCCATGGCACAAAAAAATGGTGCCGGTGCATTTTATGGCAACGGCGCACGAGCGTAACCGCTCGAAGGCGAGCGCTTACAAGGTAACGCGGCAGATGCTGGTGGACTGGCATGCGCCAACGGCGAGCATGCTGTTGGGGATGGTGACGGATGATTTTCAGAACTGGACGGCGCGAGAGGTGGGGAAAAGGGTGCTGATCACGCTGTATGCGTCTGTGGCGGATCAACGCATGAGGCCGGAGATGGCGAAGAGTCTTTCGGCGATTGGTGCGGAGTTGGGATTGACGGCAAAGAACAAGCGCAGTGCGATCAGCGCGGCGATCAAGTCGCATGTGCTGCCGATGTTCCGAAAGATGAGTGCTGCGCGATCGGGGAGGCCGGCGAGCAAGTGTGATTTCAAGCTCTGGTTTATGAAGAACAAGCACTGCCGGGAGGCGCTGAGTTTGGCGATGAAGGGGAAGCAGAATCGGAAGAAGAAGGGGCAGAAGGCGGAGAGCGGAGGGCGGAGGGCGGAGAGTTTGAGACAGGGAGCCCTGGAGACGGGGAGACACGCTGAAGCGTGAACAACGAACAACGAACCAAGAACCACGAACGATGAAGACGATTGAACCGACGAGAGAATTGATTCCACTGAAGCTGATTGAACCCTGGGCGCGTAATCCGCGTGGGGGTGAGCTGCGGGATATGGAGAGCTTTACGGAGCAGCTGCGCATGGAGGGCATCCGGGAGGATGTGCATGTGTTTCGCGATGCGCAGGGGGTGCTGCGGCTGATGCAGGGGCATCGCAGGCGCGAGGCGGCGGTGCGGCTGGGGCTGGAGGCGCTGTGGGCGAAGGTGTGGCCGTTTGATGAGGCGGATGCGTTCCGGCATTTGATGACGATGCAGAATGGGGCGAATGCGTTTTCGCCGCTGGAGATGGCACGGGGGGCTCGGGAGGCGCTGATGATTGGGATTCCGATGGAGGATCTGCCGGGGATTTGTCACCGGAGCATGGAGACGGTGCAGCTGTATCTGAGCATCGAGAGGCTGCCGCATCGGGCACAGCAGCTGGTGGAGGATAAGAAGTTGTCGCTGGAGAGCGCGGGCCTGCTGGCGGGGCTGACGAATGACCAGGTGCGGGAGATGATGGGTGACATCGTGAACCCGTTCACGGGGGAGGTGTATTCCTACAAGCAGCTGAAGGATTATGTGACGCAGCGTTTCATCAAGCCGGAGAAGCAGCGGGCGGAGTGGGAGAAGAACGGGGCGAAGTGGCGGCTGAAGGTGATCGAGAACAACTCGGAAAAGGTGGCCATGGTGCAGCTGGTGGTGTGGGATGACCGGGAGGAGTATGTGCAGGAGCAGGCCGTGAAGCAGTCGGCGTATGAGCTGGCGCATGAGTGGCTGCCGACGGAGAAGCTGGCGGCGGGGCTGGGATCGTGCCGGTGGTGGGATCTGGCGGCGCAGTATGATGTGCCGGTGATGATGGCTCCGGCGATGGACCGGGATGATGAGAAGTTTTTGCTGCTGGTGAATCGTGCAGTGGTGGAGGCGGCGGATAGCGTGGCGCTGGTGCCGATGCTGCGCGGAAGGGGCAAAAATCCTGCGCCGACTCCGACTCCTACTCCGGCTCGATCTGAGGGAGGCGGAGAAGGAGACGGAGGCGGAGAGGTTGATGGAGGCGGAGAAGGAGACGGAGTCGGAGGCGGAGGTCTCCAAGTCTCCGAGTCTCATGGTCTGCCGGTCTCCGAGTCTGCTTTCGACGAGGTGCGGTGGCGGAAGGTGCATGGGGCGCTGATGCTGAAGCCGGAGGCGGCGATGCAGAATGCGCTGTGGGAGGCGCTGATGGGGTCGCAATGGGAGGCGCTGGCGGAGATCCTGCCGAGCGAGAGCTATGCGAGCGTCATGGGTGAGCTGAACCGTGACGGGGTGAAGCGGAAGGGGCTGCGATGGTGCCTGCTGGCGTGCGTGGCGCTGGCGCTGTGCGCGGAGGATGAGGATGGGCTGAGCGTGGTGGAGGGGGCGCTGGGGACGGCGGGGTGACCGGAATGACCGGAATGACCTGAATGACGGGGAACTGAGAACTGAGAATGGAGAACTGAGAAATGATTTCATACGAACAACTTTTGGAGCGGAAGCGGCATTCGTATTCGGATGCGGGATTTAATCCGGTGTTTATGCCGGCGGGTGCGTTTGAGTTTCAGCGGCATTTGATTACCTGGGCGGTGAGAAAGGGGCGTGCGGCTTTGTTTGAAGACTGCGGGATGGGTAAAAGCCTTCAGGAGCTGACGTTTGCGCAGAATGTGGTGATGCGGACGAATAAGCCGGTGCTGATTTTGACGCCGCTGGCGGTGGCTGGGCAAATGGTGGCGGAGGGGGGCAAGTTTGGCATTGAGGCCGTGCGCTGCAATGATGGCCGAGTGCATGGTGGCGCGCGGGTGGTGGTGACCAACTACGAGCGGCTGCATTTGTTCAACGCATCCGATTTTTCGGGCATGGTCTGCGATGAATCGAGCATCCTGAAAAACTGCGACGGGGTGACGAAGGCAGCGGTGACGGATTTCATGCGAAAGATGAGCTTTCGCCTGCTTTGCACGGCGACACCGAGCCCGAATGATTTGATCGAGCTGGGCAATTCGTCGGAGGCGCTGGGCTATATGGGGTTCAACGACATGCTGAGCACGTTTTTCAAGAAGTCGGACGAGAAGGGGCGTGAAACGCATAGCCGCAAAGATGAGTTTCGGGCTGGGGTGTGGCGTTTCCGCGGTCATGCGGAGCGGCAGTTTTACCGATGGATCTGTGGATGGGCGAGGGCGCTGCGCAGGCCTTCAGACATCGGCTTTGATGACGCGGGTTTTGTGCTGCCGGATTTGATCACGCGAGAGCATGCGGTGCAGTGTGCGAAGCCGCTGGATGGCTATCTGCTGCCACTGACGGCTGTGGGATTGTCTGAGCAGCGGCGGGAGCGTCGTTTGACGCTGGAGGCGCGATGCAAGGAGGCTGCGCAGCGCTGTATCGCGCACGAAGGGGCAAGTGTGGCGTGGGGATACCTGAATGATGAATGTGATGAGATGGAGCGAATGATCCCGAACGCGGTGCAAGTATCAGGTGCGGACTCCATGGAGCGCAAGGAGGAGGTGTTTGAGGCTTTTGCCAAAGGGCAGATACTGAAGCTGGTGACAAAGCCGGATATTGCGGGCTTCGGATTGAACTGGCAGCACTGCCATCACTCGACGTTTTTCCCATCTCATTCGTTTGAGCAATTTTATCAATCTGTGCGGCGATTCTGGCGTTTTGGCCAGACGCAGCCGGTGGAGATCGACATCATCACAAGCACCGGTGAAGCGGGTGTCTTGGAGAATCTGATGCGGAAGTCGGCCAATGCCGAAGTGCTTTTCGCGAACCTCGTCCAGCACATGGGCGAGGCGAGCAATGTGGGACTGAAACGTGATCATCAAACCAAAACCGAACTACCCTCATGGCTGTGCTAACTCAACATCACTCGGACAACGCCACCCTCTACAATGGAGACTGTATCGCGGTGATGCAGGATCTGCCAAAGGGGGCGATTGATTTCTCGATCTACTCGCCGCCGTTTTGCGCGCTTTACACTTATTCGAACGATGTGCGCGATTTGTCGAACTGCAAGGATTACGAGGAGTTCTTTGCGCACTACGAACTGGTGGTGGAGCAAATCGCGCGGCTGACTAAGCCAGGCCGATGCACGGCGGTGCATGCGATGGATGTGCCAGACTCGTGCAACCTGGGCAACTTTCTGACCGATTTCCCAGGTGACATCATCCGGCTGCATGAGCGGCATGGCTTCAAATACATCGCGCGGCATCACATCTGGAAGGAGCCTCTTGGAGTGAGAAATCGCACCATGGCGAAGGGTTTGGCTCACAAGACGGTGTGTGTGGACTCAATATTGTGCGATGTGGCTGGGGCAGATTATCTGCTGGTTTTTCGCAAGGAGGGTAAGAACGCGGTGCCGGTGAAGCATGATCGCGGGCTGCTGACTTACTATGGCACGGACAAGCCGCCGGCAGAACTGCATCATCTGCGTGGTATGGATGGCGATCAAAAGCTGAACAGTTTTTCGCATTGGTGCTGGAGGCGCTATGCGTCGTCGTCGTGGCATGACATCGACATCAGCAACATACTGCCTTATCAGGCGGCGAGGGATGTGGATGACGAGAAGCATGTGCATCCGTTGCAACTGGATGTGATCGCGCGGGCTATTGAGCTGCGGAGTAATCAGGGTGAAGTGGTGTTTACGCCATTCATGGGTGTGGGCAGCGAGGTTTACCAGGCCGTCGCGATGGGGCGCAAAGCAATCGGTGCTGAGCTGAAAACGACCTACTACGATCAAGCGGTGAAGAATGTGGCGGAGGCGGGCAAGAAGCGGATTCAGGAGGAGATGCCGCTGTTGGCGGCATGAGGCACGCTGAAGCGTGAACAACGAACGAGGAACGAAGAACACTATGGAACTGATCGAACGAGTGAGGCGCTTTGTCGCTGCGATGCCGGATGCGATTTCTGGGCAGGGTGGGCATGGGACGACGTTTCGGGTGGTGTGCTCGATCTTTTGGGGGTTTGGGGGGTCGAAGGGGCTGTCGGAAGCGGAGTGCTGGCAGGTGCTGCGGGAGTATAATGACCGGCTGGGGGAGAAGTGGGCGGAGCGGGATTTGCAGCACAAGGTGCGGAGCGTTTTTCGGTCGCCGCAGCGGTTTCCGCAGGGGTATCTGGTGGATGGCGAGGGGGGCGCGGAGCGGCCGATCTATGTGCCGGCGGTGAAGTCGCGGGAGAGGGTGAAGTTTGATGCGGAGAAGCTGGAGCGTATCCAGCGGCCGGAGTGGGTGTGTGACTTTGCCTGGCTGCGGGCGCGGAGTGCGTATGATCCGATGCAGGTGGAGTGCGGTGCGTTTATTGATGCGCTGTATGGGCCGGGGGAGATGGTGATGTGCTTTACGTCGATGCGATCGGTGGGGGACTACATGCGCTGGCGCGGGCAGTGGTTCGCGCTGGGGAAGAATCCGGAGCAGAAGGCGCAGCGTGTGCAGCTAGGGCCGCTGCGGAGTCGCGAGGGCTGTGTGATGATGATCCAGCCGTGCGATGGGAGGTGGCATCCGGTGAGCGGGAAGACGACGCTGAGCAGGCGGACGATGAAGAGCGTGGTGGCGTGGCGGTATATGCTGTGGGAATCGGACGAGGCGCCGCAGGATCAGTGGCTGAATGCGCTGGCGCAGGTGCGGATGCCGGTGGTGGCGATCTCGACGAGCGCGGGGCGGAGTCTGCATGCGCTGGTGCGGGTGGATGCGGAGAGCTACGAGGAATTCACGCGCATGCGCATCGCGGCGCGGGAGTGCATGACGGAGCTGGGATTTGATCCGCAATCGCTGAGCAATCCGACGGCGGCGATGCGGATGCCGAACACGTGGCGCGAGGGGAAGATGAAGGACGGGCAGTTTGTGCCGTTCCCGAACGGGGCGCGGAAGCAGTGCCTGGTTTACTTTAACCCGGAGGCGAAGGCGGGGGAGTGCATCGGGGATCGGGTGCCGGTGGAGGTGGGCAGTGGGAGCGGGTGATTTGACGCGCGGGGATTACGCCGGGGAATTTTTGAAAAAGAGCAACGAAGACAACCAAACTTTAAAACAGAAACCAGAGGAAGATGGTCTCGATCAGCGATTCAGTGAGCGGCGATAAGGCTGCGAGGATGGCGGAGGCGTTTGCGCCGCTGGCGGCGCGTGGTGGGATGGCGCTGCCGGAGTCGGCGGTGCTGCGGGCGCGGTCGCTGTATGTGGGGCGTGAGAGGTCGCGGCCTGCGCCGCATAAGCTGATCCCGCAGCTATGTGATGTGCTGGCGGGGCGTGATTTGCTGTTTCGTCGCAATGGGGAGATCGTTTACCGGAATGCGGCGGAGAAGAAGTTTGATGTGATGGATGCGGAGACGTTTTGCACGTGGCTGAGCTCGCCGAATGGGGGCGCGGTGGTGCTGTTTTCGGGCTATGAGAAGGATGCGGGGCCGAATGGGGAGAGTGCGATGATCGATGGGGATCTGAGCGTGGGGCAGTCGCGGCTGGTGATGAAGAGCGTGGACTTTAAGATGAGTCTGCCGGAGCTGCGGAAGGTGAGCGGGGTGCGGCTGCCTTTCATCGGTGCGGATGGGAAGATGCGGCTGCTGGAGAAGGGGTTTGATCGCGAGGCGATGACCTGGACGGAGGATGATGTGCACTTTGATACAGATCTGCATCTGAGTGATGCGCTGCTGTGGCTGGATGGGCTGACGCGGACGTTTGGCTGGCGTCAGAAGGAGCGTGATTATGCGATCTGGCTGTCGGCGCTGGTGACGATGTTTGGCCGCGGGTGCTTTCATGGGAGAGCGCCGGCTTTTTTCATCGGGGCGAATCTGCCGGAGAGCGGGAAGTCGCTGCTGACGCGGCTGATCACGTTTGCGGTGCATGGGTCGCAGGCGTTTTACAATCTGGAGCAGGATGGTGAGGAGGAGCTGCGGAAGTATTTGCTGAGCGTGGCGCGGGCGGGCGGGGATTACGTGAACTTTGAGAACATCGACTGGGGCGGGCGTGAGCTGCGGCTGCCGATGCTGGATACGTTTATCGAGTCGAGCGAGCCGGAGTTTCGCCTGATGGGAGGGATGAAGATCGAGCGCTTCAAGATCGATACGATCGTGCTGGGGAGTGCGAATAACGTGACGTGGTCGCGGGATATTCAGCGCCGGTCTTTGCTGTGCGATCTCTACAATCCGCTGGCGGGTGTGGATCGGGTGCTGCCGCCGGATGCGAAGATGATTGACGCGAATTTTTGGCGTGACCCTCAAAACCGTCAAACGCTGCTGGCGTGCTGCTGGAGCCTGGTGCGGAGCTGGGATGAGGCTGGACGGCCCAAGAAGCCGGGGCGCGAGCTGGGGAGCTTTGAGAACTGGGCGCGGTTCGCTCCGGCGGTGGTGTGGCATGTGGGGCGGGCGGTGAAGGAGAAGTGGGACTGCATGATGGAGAACACGAATGATCGGGTGGGGGATACGCGGAGCCGTGACTGGGCCTCGCTGGCGAAGCTGGCGGTGGCGGAGTTTGGCGCTGATCCGAAGACGGGGGAGATGCGCGAGCGTTTCCCGGTGCTGGTGCGGGAGTTTGCGGGGATCGCGAGACGCAATGGGATCGAGGCGGTGTGTGCGTGCCTGGGTGATGAGCGGAGCGTGGAGGCGGTGCTGGCGTGCCCTGGATTCAAGCGGCCGCAGAAGTCGGCGGCTGCTGCGGCCGCGGACGATGTGGACGGGCTGTGGGAGGATGGGGAGCCGGTGGAGGGCGGGATTGATCCGGAGACGCTGAAGGCGGCGAGCGAGTGGCTGAGCGGGAAAGCTGCGGGGACGCTGGGGAAGGCGCTGACGAAGGAGCTGCACGAGCGGCATTTCAGGACGGAGGACGGCAGCGTGTGGAGCTTTACGAGCGTGAAGAACTGCAACCCGCGCCGCATCGACATCGAGAAGGTCAAGGGCTGAGTAGGCCTAAGACGGAGCCGCCGGCATCGGTCCACGACGACCGTAAAGAGCCAGGCGAAGGCGGCGGCCGCATCCGGTCTGGGTGTGGCGAGAATGCGCCAGCATGCGGCGAAGCCGCGTGGATTTTCACCGTGCTCGCGCCGCCGGTGCTACCCTCAATTTATGGCAAGAGGAACAAGGCGACCCTCAACACCCTCAACGCAGAGGGGCAGATTTTGGGGGCGTTTTGGCGCAGTGGAGCGAGACATCGGCGACGACCCTCCATTTTCTTGAGGGTCAGTAAAAACCCTCAAGCTGGAATTCAGTGGGGGAAATTGATGGTTTTGAGGGTTTTGAGGCAAAAGTGAGGTGTTGGTGGTTTGTTGTTAAAAATGCGCAGTGCTACAAGATGGTGGGTGTGGAGGGTAAGGAATCTTTTTGTGGCCCCGGGGCGCTAATCGGGTTTATTGTCT